GCAACCCCAGAGTATCAACCAACTACACCAGATTACCCGCCACCTGCCACACCAGAGTATCAACCTACTACACCCGATTACCCACCACCTGCCACACCCGAATATCAACCTACTACACCAGATTACCCGCCGCCTCCTTCCGACGAGAATAAACAGCTTAATGCTTTAGGTAACTCAATGCCAACAAGTGAAACAAGTGTTCTGGATGTACAAGAAGAAAAACCAGATGTTGACAAAGATGCCGCGATGGATGGCGGCTCCTCGTCTGAAAGCAAAAAAATTATAATCAATATAAAACCACCAGAGTAGATAAGCAACTATCGAATCAAAACCTTACATTCTGAAAAAATGAATTAAAAATATATAAACAGAATGTATTAAGAAAATGACCACGAAGGCTACTACCGCTAATCTCCTGATCTCTGTTATCCACAAGTCGAGACAGAATGTACTTGATCTGATGGAAAAGCAGGATTACAACACAAATGAGTATGCAAAGTTTAGCATCAACGAAGTAAATTCCATGAAACAGAACAATCAGCTCGATATGTTATTAGAAAAAAACACAGAAGATCCTGTATCTAAACGCAAGCAAAAGATGTATGTTCATTATTTCATATCCAAGAAAATCACACCTTCTAATATTCAGACATTAATTGACGATCTCTTCAATTTAGAGGAAACACTGACGAAGGATGACACGTTGTTTATCATTTGCAAGGACGACATGAACGAAACCATTACAAATGAACTTATTCATATTTGGGAGAAGGATGGAATTTTCATTGTTATCGAGAGCATAAAACGCCTCCAGTTTAATATTTTGAATCATTCGCTTGTCCCTAAGCATCGTGTTATGAGTGAGGATGAGGTTATCAAGGTTATGACAAAACACAATATTATCGATAGAAAGCAGTTTCCTGACATTTCTAGATTTGATCCAGTTGCTCGCGTAATCGGGCTTCGCCCAGGACAGGTATGTCATATCGAACGCCCAAGTAAGACTGCTGTGATTGCTGACTATTATAGGATCTGCATGTAATTTCAGTTATAGTTATATTAATATGTATGATTTATTAAACATATTTTTTATCTATTACATGGTTTTTGATGAGAATAACTATTTAAAAACAAGTGCGTTTATATAGTAGATGGAGTTTCAAGAGCCCGAACAAACTGGTGTTTGCGTTTATAGCAAGAGTAATTGTAAGTATTGCGACATGGTAAAGGACCTTTTGACGAAGCGTGGTTTTGAATATAAGGTCATTAACTGCGACGAGTATATTCTTGATTATAAAGAGTTGTTCAAGGAGTTTATTGATTTCCATGCGAGTTGCGATACTGCTGGGTTTCCCAAAGTGTTTAACAACGGCTCCTTTATTGGTTCTTATAATGCGACAAAGGACTTCCTCGACCTAATTCTATTTGCAGAGGAGGATGATGCATAATTTTATTTTTAATTCTAATTTTTATAATATAAAAATTGGAATTATAATATAACAATATTATAATATGAGTCAATATAAGGATAACTACGAATCAAACTACAGAACAAAATTGAATGATTTGAAAAAACAACTACCTATTGTTTTAGATGATTACAAGAAGATTTATGTTTTATACAATAAAACACCTGACGGAAATCAACAATCATTTGATACGATTAATGGTAACATGACAAGCCTCACAAATTCTTTAAGAAAAATTCAAACGGATGTAGAATCTGATATCAGCAAATTTAATAAAGATCTAGATGAAATACATACAAATATAGCAAAAGAGAAGAATGCATATATATCATACAAAAACGCATTAGGTGATACCACATATAAAAACAATAGTGCTGATATTATGTATAATGATTACAAGGATTTATATACAAGTGCATATTTAAAAAACTGGGCAATGTTATCTGGAGTAATTCTTTCCATTCTATTGACTTTACATGTTTTCAAGAAACCATGAACAATATTTTTTTATGTTAAATATGTATGGTCGAATCGTCAAATACAGATGTATCTTCAGTTATATTACATTTAGAAACACTGACAACTAAATACGACCAACTTCTATTGAAATATAAAAGAGCACAAGCAGAATATATTTTGTTTCTCAAAGAGTCACCTTCCAAGGGTCAAACTACAGATCCTACTAGAAATTTTATAAGGAAAACTGCAAGTAACTACAAGACTGCAACGTTGCTTACTAATAATCGTGTTGATAACATTAATAAATGTGAGGCTGTATGTGCTGCAAACCCTCTTTGCACTGGCGCTACGTATAGTACCAAAGGTAGTACGTGTTTCACGTATGGCGGTGCCGAAACTAAGGATGTTGATAATTCGAATGATGGAAGGGTGAGAGCATGGGCGTGGGAAACTTCAATTTTACCAGCACCTACGAAAAAAAGCATGTCTGAAAATTTAACAAACCTTAATGACCAACTGATTTCATTAAATGATCAGATTTTACAAGCTATAAATGCAAATAAACCTACATACAAATCACAGCTAGACGAACGAGAAGTTCAGAAAGAATCAATAACCAAAAATGGTGAGAAGTTAAAGAAAGAGCTGGATGAACTGAAAAAAATTCAAGAGGAACATCAAGAGTTGGAAGAAAAGAATGCAGAGTCAAAGATTGTACTTACGCAAAATCACTATATCTACATTGCTGTTTTTATCATATCATTATTAATTTTATTTATTTTGTTTAAATTTGTATTCGGTTCATCTGGCGGTCCAGTTCCATCGCAAGTTGCACCTGCGTCTGGTATATATTAGCATATTTCATGTTATTTATTACTATATTTACCAACATTAAATTGGTAAATATAAACATATATCATATAATAAAAATAAAATTCTATTATATGCAGGTTAGCCAATCATTATCCGATGGTTTATCATTTCTTGGTATATTTAACAATAATAAAGAACCATTTACAAACTCGACGTCGAACTCAACCGACACTAAACAATTGGAATCCGAATATCAAAAAACATTAAGGGAGTATGATGCATTAGTGGATACAATTACTCGGGACACGAAAGATTATCTATTTCGAATTTCAGATAAAAACCCTTACTTGAACAAGTATGTCAGTTTTACAGACGGCAAACTTGGTTATGTTACAAATCAAGGTATATTTAAGGCTGTTAAAAAGTTACCTTATCAAACTCAATCTGTTTCTCTCGGTATTAAATGGAATGATTCTTATTTAACTAATCGGCTTATACCTACCAACCCAACCTTGTACATCGGAACTGACATGGTCGAAGGAAAAAGTGTAGGTAATGAGGGGAATACGATTTTTGTCGATAAGATGATCCAAAATACTGGATCTACTTACTTAGGTTGTTATGCTGACAACAAGAATATGAAGTTTATCGGCGGTGAGCCATCTGTAATTTCATCAATAGTAAACGGCAGTTTTTCAAAGCCATCTCTAAAGTACAACTCTTATAGAAAGGTAAATAGTATTTCTCTTGTACCAGGTTGGAATTTTCAAGATAGTGCTTATTTATTGAACAATTCTAAGGATTGGGGATATCCTATGCCGTATCCAAATGGTGACCAATGTGTTTCATTGCAAAAAGCGGGAACTATATCTCAAATGATAAAATTAGATCCTGGAAACAACACTATATCATTCATTGCATGTGGTCGCAATTGTTGTGATGGCTCAAAAAGAGGTAACATCATTAATGTATTGTTAAATGATGTGGTAATATATACATTTGAACCACCCATAGACAAGTGGACAACCTACACCACCAATTTTAATGTAAGTAAACCAGGTAACAACGCAATCAAATTTCAGGGAACGTGGACAAAAGGTGATCGTTCAACTGCGATTCAGCGCGTGTCTCTCTCTGAAGCTGCTGTGAGCATCGGGTCATATACAAATGATGATTGCAAACAGGCGGCGATAGATGGAGGTTTTCGTTTTTATGGCTTACAACAAGTAGATTACAAAACAAACAAAGGATACTGCAGTCTTTCAAATGACAAAATAACGTCCACAAGAGGTGGGACGAGTCGTATAGTATCTGGAGCCGTTCCCTTATGGTCTACAAAAACATCTGGTGTGGGAAATAAAGCAACTCTTACACCGACAGGAACCATGAGTATTTTTGATAGCAATGGTAAAGTTATTTTTAATACACCTGCTCAAAAGACGTCAAATTACATAGGATGCTACAACGACAAACGTTCTAGAGCTATGGAAACATACGACAATGGTTTGCATAAATATAACAATGATACATGTAAACAGATAGCTATGGATAAAAATTATCTGTATTATGGTTTACAGAATTCAACGAGCGGACAAAATTCACAATGTTTTTTGAGCAATGATTTGTCACAATTGAAAAAATACGGAAAGGCAAGTAGTTGTAAAAAAATTAGTGATGGATTGTATGGTGGTAATGGTTGGTCAAATGCAGTTTATACCCTTGATCAAACAAATCAATATTATTTGATATTACTTGATGACGGAAATATGAATATTTATCTAGGAGAAAGCCCAGAAGACAAACAACACCGAATATGGAGTTCTAATACAAATACAACTATGCGAAATCCGAATCCATTATACACCGCCGAAAAAAGCACGCACGGGAGGAATTGGATTTCCTCAGGTTCTTCCTTAGCAGTTGGTGATTTTATTGGATCAACAGATGGATCTATCTATTTAATAATGCAAGCAGATGGTAATTTAGTTCTGTATACATCTACGACAGATATAAACTGCAAACAATTGTCAACAGGACAATATGGTGGAGGTGTAGGTGCAAATGCATTATATGAAATGAGCCAAGTCGGACAAATACAACATATGGGTAAGATTGCAAATGTTGATCAAAATTCTGGCTTACATAATTACGCAGCTAACAATATAATAAATACAAACGAATATACAAAATACAAAGGGTTTGATAGTGTCGGCTCTGATATTACATCAAAGAGTACCACACTGGATACATGTCAACAAATATGTAACGATAATAAGGAGTGTGTAGGATATGCTTTCACTTCAATAAACAACATGTGTTATCCGAAGAGGGCAATTGGTCCCAAGAGTAAAAATGAAAACAGCGAGTTATATGTTAGAAGCAAACGGCCTATCAAGGTTCCTACTGGAATTACTGATACTATCGCTAAGGTGGATTCTGTAACATATCATAAATATGCAGTTGGTAATGAGGTTGACTACACCGCATCTACTATTGCCACGAATTTACAGAAACAGCAATTGGCACAATTGCGAACCAAACTAGACCTTTTATCTAATCAAATTTCTGCAAACACAATATCCGACGTAAAAACAGCCAAGAAAACCAATGCTGAAATACAAACCAATCAATTTAGTGAAAAAGCGACAACAACAACAAAAACACCGAATACAACAACTAGTAAAAAGGAAGGATTTGTTCCTAATAACAACCTTGATTATATATTAGACGACAGCAAGATCAACCTGACTATGCAAAATTACGTGTTTTTGTCATGGAGTCTTCTTGCTCTTGGAACCATTTTAGTTTCTACACGAATAAACCGAATATAAAATTATGGGATATACACGAAAAATGCTTACAAACATATTATAGTATTACAAATAAATACACTATGAAATAGTAATCCATTTCATTGTATATTATATTGATTTAGGTGTAATTTATGATATGCACATGTTCAACTAAACCAAGAATTCTTCTTTTCTCTGTTGAATATATTATGTCATCTTCGATAAATGCAACGCCAGAAGAATCCATACTGAGAGATATTAAACAATTGCAAGTACTAGAAAAGGAATTGTTTACTAATTTAGAACAAAATACAAGTTTATCTGCTGGAGAACAAGATAAGATTTTTGATAAAATAAACAAGGTTACTACAATGCGTTTAGATTTATACCAGACCCTCAATGAAATTAACAAGTTCTACAAAAATTCATTGGATAACTCGAACATAACGCTAAGAGAACAAAAACAGGCTGTTGCTATATTAGAAGATAATCTAAACAAGAGCAAGAAGGAAAAGGAGAAATTGGCTCGTGATAAGAATAATAAAATACGCCTTATCGAAATCAATAATTATTACGGCGATCGCTATGAGGAACACGCGCAATTGCTTAAGATTGTCGTATTTTCACTTATCCCAATTGTTATACTTTCATTGTTACGAAGATTTATACCAGATATGTTATACTATGGTTTAATTGGATTGATTTTAGTCATATCAGGGTATTATTTTATTGTCAGACTTTGGTCTATAATTAATCGTGATGATATGAACTATGACGAATATAATTGGAACTTTAACCCATCGAGTGCTCCTGGTCCGCCCTCCAAAGATGTTACACCAATTGTTGAACCTCGGTTAGCTACAGGAAATTGGGGAACGTGTATGGGCTCCGCTTGTTGCTCTGATGGTCAGGAATACAACGAAGATCTAAATTTGTGTGTAATCTCACAACCGAACGAGCAATAGTAATTTTTTTACTATTATAATATAGTAATGGATTTAGATAAAGTGAATGCTTTATTACGACAGGCGACCGAAACAATTGGTTGTGACATGGATTGTCAAAATGCAAATAAAAAAAAGGAACTTGAGAAAATCTTCTTAGATGCGAAGAATGATGTAGTAAATGCACCATTGAAATTAAAAACTGCTGCTAAGAATTATTATGAATTTTCTTCTGGTGATGTTGGTTATAATGAATACTTGGATAAGGAATTGACTGCTGAAGTAATTACAAAAACCGCTGATTTTGAAACCAAATTTAACACTAACGCGGCAAATGTAGAGAGAACAATCGAAATGCTCGATGGGTTGGCATTGAACCGGCAGAATATTGTAGACTCGCTACAAACATTTGAAGAGAAGAATGCAAAACTCAGCGAGCAGATATCTGATACTGAAAATGATACCTTGATGGATGAGCGAAAAATGTTTTATGAGGAAGAGGGAATTTCTGGTCTTGGGTTTTATTATAACGTGATGTGGTTTTTCTATTATGCGGTGTTAATCATATTTGTAGTTCTGAATTTCACAAACGTTTCAGTGTATAGTCTTCGGCAAAGAATTGCTGTCTTTGTTTTACTCGCCATTTATCCATATTTCGCTAGTAAGTTACTTAATTGGTTTTTGAAAATTGTCGAAGCGATCAAAAATATTTTACCCAAAAATAGTCGTTTGGATTAATTATTCTAATATATTTTTTAATAAATATATGTGTTATATATGTCATCTGATGCTCGTATTTTAGACAAATTATTGGATGATTTAACTGGATTTGATTTTTCCGAAATTAATCGATATGGAGATGATGTAGTTTCACAAGGTATAATAGGAGTGAGAATTGGTCAACAGATTTCATCAATTTCTTTCCAAATAAACTCTGTTATACAGAATATTACAAAGAGCAATTTTATAGGTTTTACACGAGACGACCTAGTTAGATACAAGCAAAAACTTTCGTTAATTAAGCATATACTTGATTACCCAGAATTATACCCCGATTTTGAAAAATATATTGATGTTGGATTGGAGAATGAGAGAAGGGCAGACGATCGTAATTTCTGGTATAGTGAGGAAAAGTTGAGAATATTCATTGAACAATTAGAAAAACATTTAGGATCAGTTGCAAGATCACAGAGGCCGCTTAGTTCACCTCTTTTAGATGAAGTACTTGAAGAGATTGAAAGGGGTAATAGATTGGATATTGTGGTTGACCGCCAACCCTTAAGTTTATCTGGTAACGATTTGACAGAATTTTTAGGTGACCAAAAAGAGAGATTTACGTGTCCAATTAGTTATGAAGTGATGAAGGATCCAGTTATATGTAGCGATGGACATTCATATGAAAGATCTGCTATTCAAGAATGGTTTGATCGTGGCAACAATACTAGTCCAAAAACAAATGTTCGTTTGTCAAACAGAAATTTAATTCCAAATATTGCACTTAGACAAGCAATAGAGGCTTATAACAAATTATTAGAAGCGAAGAAGGCCGGAGCTGGTTATAAACGTCGCAAAACAAAAACTGGTCGAAAAAGGTCAAAATATACTCGGCGTTCGAAAAAAACATAAAATAAAATAACATATTACTAGATTTTATCTACAAGTAACATGTTATTTATACTAAATTAATATAGCTGTATCATCTGGTAGAACTGCGACGCTTGATAGAATGCTTGTTTTTACGTCGTTTTGTTTTTCTTCCCTTGCGTCTTTTTCTTTTTCTTGTTCCGCCGAATCCACGATCACCTACCTTTTTCATGGATTCTTTTCGTTGTTTGTCGGCATCTGCTAGTTCCTGATAGAGCCTT